AGTACCATTAATATTTTGTTTTGTTTATCCATAATTGTTTTATTTGTAAAAATTGATTTTTTTATTATTTAAATATTAATTAGTTATTAATTATAAATACCAAAACATACATAATGAGTGATTCAGAATGGACGGAAGTCATTAAAAAGCCCAAGAATTCCACAATTGATTTGAAAATAAAGACGCCTGTGGCGCAAGAAAGCGGCCTTGATATTTCGCCTCTTACAATAGGACCGATTATAAAAACCCCAATTTTCAAAAATTCACATAAATGTAAAAAGAATTCGGCAAAAGAGTTCAAATCAACTATTTTAACTAATAGCAAAGTATTAAATAAAATAGTTGATTATACAACGCCAGAAAATATATATAAGTTTTTTGATAAAATTATTTTTACTAATAGCAAAAAACGCCTTGATTCTATTGGCCATTATATCGGCATTAATACTAATGAAGAAAAAAAATCATATATTTATATGCTATGTGGCTTGAAACCAAATAAATTTGAAAATGTTTCAATGTTTGATGAAAATTATGTCAAATATATTGATAAAATGAATTATATTAATCTAATTATTTATTTTCTTAGTTCAGAAATTCAAATGTATATTATTTGTTCTTATTGTATTACAAATAATATTATATTATACAAATTAACTCAACACGATATTGATAATATTATTTTTGAATATATTCATTACAAAGCATTCAAAACATATTCCGAAACTTGCGAAATTGATACAACAAAGATTGAACATTTAATGTTTGATGATACAATTAAAAAATATGTTAATATTCATATTGATTATTCAATTGTTAAAAAGTTATTTAGTGGGGCCACATAATCCCTTGCGTCCCACTCGCGCCCTACTCGCCACTCAGAATTCCGGTCGCACGCTCTTTGGATTATTAAATTCAATACAAGATTGAACTTGGCGCATATTTGGATTAATATTATCAAATTTTATCAACTCAATATTTATCTTATCTTGTGATAATTTTATTTGTTTTTCTATTGATTTATTTCTAAAAAATTTTAGTATTTTTATTAATACTTTTCCAAATAATAAAGAGATTTTTATGTATAATGATGATAAACTAAATATAATTGCCATTGCTGAAACCGTTTCGGGATTCAAATATTTAACATTTGCTGATTCGTCCTTTGTAGCAAAATTCGCCTTTATAAACCACACGTCTGTTAATAAAGCACAAATTATTGGCGAGGTTATTAACACTGTCCATTTAAATATATTTTGATACCACATTTTATATTTATCATTTAATTGTTCCGGTTCGTGTAATGGGTCGTGTAAATATGTTTTTATTATTAAATCGTCATAATATACCGGTTTTTTATGTAATGATAATAATAAATCAGGATAATTATAAAATAATATAAAACTCATATTCAATACAAAATATCTTATATACATTGGATTTGATACCTCTTTTATTACTGATAAAATTATTATTTCTATTGGCAACAATAATAATAATAATCTTTTGTTTTTTAATTTATTTAATTTATTTAGCATTCCTTTATTTAATATATATAGATAGATATATAGATAGATATATATCTATATATAATTTATATATAAATATATATATCTATATCTATATAATGAATGAAGAATTATTAGCAAATATTCATAATATTGGAAAATCCAAAGGACTAAATAATAGTCAAATTAATAAAGCAATTAAAATGTTAAAATCCGGCAAAATTAATACCGATAATTTAATTGATACAATGGTTGATTCTTCTATTGATTCTATTAATATTTCAAATCCAACAAGAGAAGATTTAAAAGCAAAATTACATAAAAAAATTGAAGGCGAAAAAAATAAAAGATTTCATAAATTGGCACCTACTGCGCCGACGCCTGTTGTTAAACCAGAAGCCCCTTTGGCTACCAATAAAAAACAAAATAAAAAGAAAAAAGAAGCAAAGAAATTATATGAATTACAAAAGAAATATGGAACTATTACAATGGAATTATATAACAATTATTTGAATGAATTAAATAATATGAAACCCACATTTGAATTAAATACAGCAGAAATTGCGCATAAAAATCATATTCAAAATATAATTAAATTATATCTAAAACAACAAAGAAATAATGAACAAACTAATGAAATTAATATTGATTTATCCGAATTATCCGATTTATCTGATTCTGATTAATAATAGGTATATATATATAATATATAATATAATTATATACATAACATAATGATTAAATCAAACATTGAAAGCCCCGTTGATATAAAAAAAATAAGACTAAATATGAAGAAAAAAAGAAGAAAAAAAAATGAAAAAATTACAAAAAAAATATGGAACTATTACAATTGAACTATATAATAATTGTAAAAATGAATTACAATATTATCCTACATTTTGTTATTATTATACTACACAAACAGCATCAAAATATAGTCATTTACACAATATTGTTGCTTTATATTTATATCAAATTCACTCAATTCCTCTAATTCTGATTAATAAAAAGGATTATTTAATCTCTCAATTTCGCCATCTTTAATACTAATAAATGGCCGCACTTTTGTTTTATTAAATTTTTGTTTTAAAGTCATATCACCACGCATTTTATAAAAATTAGCTAATATAAATGGATTATATATGTCATAATTATATTTTGGTTTATAATCATACTTTGGAAAAACATATGTATTAATTAAATTTAATTCTTCTGGGGCTCCTGAACACATAGATTCTAAATATGATAAATAAAAAATCCCCGGATATGTTTTCTCCCTTAAAAATAAACTTTTTTCTTTAATTATTCGGCCTATAATAGAAAATACAAATGTTTTGTATTTATTCATATCTAATTTATATAAATCCAATAAATATGTTAAAATTTCATTAGTAATTTCAATTGATTCTTCATCTATTTGTCCAATATTAATATAATTTGTATTCATTGGCGGCGCTAATCGCACAAACGGTTCAATATATTTTGCTAATACATTAATATCATTGCCTATTTTCATTTTAATTAATTGTATTTTTTGATAATAATTATTAGTTTCTTGTGCTTTAGTTAATTGTTTTTTTACATAATTCGTTTTATATTCGCACTCTTTTTTATTAATTAATAATGTTAATTCTATTAAAAACCAAATAAATATAAAATAATATACGTAATCCATTATATGTAATAAATATATATATATATATATATATATTATATATAGTATATATTATATATATATATTATATGAGTAAAAGGATACTATGTGATTTTGAAGAATTGAAAAATGAAGGGCCTAAATTAAATATTCATTTTGATTATGTTTGTGAAAAAATAATTAATAAAAATGGAAATATTGAATTTAGAAATGTGGAAAATAATTTTGAGGGTTATATTATAGGCCCCGAAGATAGCCCATATGAAGGCGGCAAATTCCATTTAAAAATATTATTACCTGAAACATATCCATTTAAACCTCCTTTGATTAAATTTACAACAAAGATATATCATCCTAATATTGATAAATATGGAAACATTTGTTTTAATATTTTAAAAACAGAATGGTCGCCGGCATTTACTTTATTAAAAGTATTATTATCAATCTGCACTTTATTAAATATTAATTCAATTAATCCTAATGACCCTTTGGAGTTAGAAATTGCTAATTTATTTAAATCAGATATTAATAAATTTTGCGCAATTGCTCGTGAAGAAACTAAAAAATATGCTACATAAGGGGGTCGCCCGCTTTGGAAAAATTGATTAATTTCATATTATATATGTATTATATAATGGCGCAATCATATTATAAATTAATTTATGATTTTTGGATTACACATATTGATTATTGGATACCAATAACTGATAAAGATAAATTATATATTGATACAAAGATATATTCTTTATTTTTTAATAAAGAAATAAATAAGGAATATAAATATAAATATATAATAAATAATAAAGAAGAACAAATAGGTTATATAATATTTAATGACCAATTTAGTAGAAATATGAATAGATATAATGGACAATTTAGTGAAAATGATATTTTACATATGCGACAAAGTATTATTAAATCAGCACATATTATATTAAATGATTATAAAGAATTAAATCATAGTGATATTATAATATGTTTAATGCCATATAAACATTTAGGCGAATACAAATATATATTTAAATATTTTGAATCTAAACAATTATGTATAGATAAATTTTATTATGATACTTATAAAAAATATGTGCTTAGTGGCGCATTTGTGCCAAAATTATATATTAAATCCAATAAAGATATTACTGATAATGATATATTAGCACAAGTATGTGAATTCTATGCGCCATTGGCGCCAATGGCGCCAAATTGCGCGAGTTGCGCGACATTAAAAGAATTAAAAAAAAATTTAAAAATTATAACAAAAAATGAAAAATATATAATTAGTTTATCTGGTGGTGTTGATTCTTCTGTTATTACATATTTATTATCATTAATAATTAATAATAATAATATTATTGTAATACATATTATTTATGGTAATCGCAAAGAGAGTGAAATAGAATTTAATGTTGTAAAAAAATTATGTAATATGTTAAATATTAAATTATATTATATACGTATTAAATATCTAAAACGCGCAAATGTTGAACGCGAGTTCTATGAAAACATTACGAGAGATATAAGATTTAATTCTTATAAATATCTAAATTTTCATAGCAACAATATTATTTTAGGTCATATTAAAGAAGATATTATTGAAAACATATGGACTAATTTCGCAACTGGAACTCATTTTGATAATTTAGAAGGTATGAAAATATGTGGAATATATAATGGTTTAAATATATTCCGACCATTTCTATATATTAACAAAGAACAAATATTAACAATCGCTCACAAATGTGGCATTTCATATTTATTAAATACAACGCCAATATGGAGCAATAGAGGAAAATTTCGCAATGAATTATATCCTCAAATAAAAAAACAATATAATATTCAAGAAGATAAAACAATTGAAATCGCCAAAAATATTACTAATAAATATACAATTGCTATTAAATTATTATATAATCCAATTATTGATTATTATAAATTAAATGGGCATTTACTTATTGATTTTGATAATATTAATCTTATTGATATATCCGGGTGGAAATATATTTTTCAATCAATATTAAATATTGGGACTTCTTGGAAAACATTAAATTATTTAATACAAAGACTTAATAATGAAAAACGCCTATATACAAAGGAATGTTTTGTTCTTAATAAAACAATTCAATTAAAAATTGAATATATTAATATTGATTCAAAATTATATGTTAAAATATTAATTGGGGCCTCAAAATAATTCCGTGGCCATCATTCGGGCCCTGTGGGGCCATCATTCGGGCCCTGTGGGGCCATCATTGTGTCCATTTTTTACCACAAACTCTACAAGTAATAAAAAATGTTGTTGGTTCATCTGCGCTTCTTGTTTGAGACTCTGTATATTCTGTATCATTATTTTTACATCTTGAACATTTATATAACTTTGACTTATGAAGAGTTGAATTACCTTGTAAAATAGAACATACTGTTGTTTCTTCAATTTTATTGAAAAATTCCCATTTATTTGGTGCTAAATAACGCGGCTCTAAATTAATTATTTCCTCAATATTAATTTCATTCTTAATAATCTTATTATATAAATATTCGTTTTTTATATATGATTCTTTATTAATATTTGATAAAATATGAATGAATTTATCTGTATAAATCTTTATATATAATGGACTATTATTCTTTATATTTTTATTTAAACAAAATTTATCTGTATAATTATAAATACTTAATTCTAATTTTGTTATTTGTTCTTGTGTTAAATATTTCAAATCTTTAAATGAATTAATAGCATTTTGTCTATATTCTGGAATAGGTGCTTTAAATTTTAATTTAATTAAAAATGG